GGAATTACCGAGCAGGTGAGCCCATTTAAAACTCTGAAATATGCAGGTGATAAACTTCAATATGATTCATTCAGTTTGTCGATTCGGATGGACGAAGCAATGAACATATATCGTGAAATATATGATTGGATGGTAGGACTCACAAAACCTGAGAGCTTCGAACAGTACAGACTTCTCAAAGAATCCCAACCTGGATTATATAGTGACGCTTCACTAATTGTCTTATCTAGCAAAAACAATCCGATTGTCGAATACAAATTCAAAGACATATTTCCGGTTGCGATGTCAAATGTCCAGCTAAGCGTTATGGATACAGATATGAACTATGTCACGGCCGACATTACATTTGAACACAACGGAATACAGATCAACAGAACTCCTCTCTAGTAAATAGTTGACATTTCATATAAGAATGATATGGTTAAATGATTTGAAGAGAATGGGTTATACATGACAATTGACGATCTGCATAAACAGTGGAGTGAAGATTCCAGAATTGACGAGAATAACATAACTAAAGCTGCCATTGAAATACCAAAGCTTCATGCAAAGTACTACCGATACTATATCGATGAAAATTTGAAGCTACGAAAGCTTAAATCCGACCTTAATGATCTACTTCAACTAAAGCGGCAATGGTATCGAGGAGAGCTATCAAGAGAAGAATTGACTGAACTTGGTTGGTCACAACAGCCTCTTAAAGTTCTGAGGTCTGACATTGAACAATACGTGATGGCCGAAAAAGACGTGATAGCTAAAACACTAAGGGTTGGACTTCAAGAAGAATTAGCCGCATTTTTAGAGTCAATTGTGAAACAGATCAACACAAGAAATTTCATACTCAAGACAATCGTTGACTACGAGAGGTTCAAAACTGGCGGATAAGGTATTCATTCAAAAGATAAACGAGGTCTATGTTAAAGTTATAGCCGATCCGTCAATAAAGATGGATCTGGCCGAATTGTTTACATTTGATGTCCCGGGTGCAAAATTTAGCCCTGCGTATAAAATGCGCAGATGGGACGGGAAGATACGACTTCTCAATGTAATGACTGGCTTGATCTATCTTGGTCTTGCACCTGACATAGTCGATTTTTGCAAAAAGAATCACATCGACTGTGAATTATCTGATGATCTATCATTTGATTTGGATCATTATTCACCAGAACAAATTTTGGAATTTGCACGAGAACTCAACTGCAAATTCATCCCTCACGATTATCAGACTGAAGCGGTATGCAAAGCACTGTCTACTGGTAGAACTCTTCTTTTATCCCCAACTGCGTCAGGTAAATCGCTCATCATCTATTTGATTACAAGATGGTTTACTGGTCAAGGTAAAAAAGTACTTATAGTAGTTCCAACAATTTCTCTAGTTTCACAGATGCAATCTGATTTTGTCGATTATAATATGGGCATTGAGTTACCCATACACAAGATCAAAGCCGGTGAAGAAAAGAATACCAAAAAGCCTATAGTTGTGTCAACTTGGCAGTCAATTTTCAAACAACCAAAAGCTTGGTTTGACCAATTTGATGTGGTAATCGGCGACGAAGCCCACAATTTCAAAGCCAAGTCACTTACTGGAATTCTTGACAAAATGTCGACGACTAAATATCGTTTTGGCTTCACGGGGACATTAGACGGTCTCGAGACAAATGAAAAAGTTCTCCGAGGTATCTTCGGTCCAATACATCGAGTAATACGAACCAAGGAACTTATAGACCGAAAGGTACTCAGCCCATTTGCCATCCGAGCTATTACAATCAACTATTCCGACGAACTAAAAAAGAACAATAGGGAAAAGACATATCAAGAGGAAATAGACTGGATTGTTCGTAATGAAAAACGAAACAAATTCATACGAAATATGGCACTTGGACTAAAAGGTAACACTCTTATCCTTTTTCAGTATGTCGAAAAGCACGGAAAAGAACTTTTTGAGCTCATAAGTAAATCCGAAGATCACACAGTAACATTTATTCACGGAGGTGTATCTGGTGATGCTAGAGAAGAAATACGTCTCAATGTTCAAGGAACAACAAACAACATTCTTGTAGCTTCATACGGTGTCTTTTCTACAGGGGTAAATATTCCCCAACTTGACAACCTGATCTTTGCGTCCCCATCAAAGGGAAAAATAAGAAACCTTCAGTCTATCGGCCGAATTCTTCGAAAAGCCGAAGGAAAGGAAAAAGCCATCCTATATGATATAGTAGATGATCTTTCATTCAAAGGTAAAGAAAACTATGCTATGAAACACTTCAAGGAGCGTGTGAAGATCTACACAGAAGAAGATTTTGACTTTAAAACCTACAAGGTAGAATTATGATCATCAGTATAAAACTCAAAAGTGGGCACGACCTACTTGCGGAACTTTCTTCTGTGAATGGAACTCACATTGAATTGATCAATCCGATTGAAGTATGTGTAAGCCCCATCCAAGGGCTTTACTTAAAAAATTGGATCATGTTTTCAGATAATGAACGATTCACATATTCATTGAATGAGATCCAATGGTGGCTTCCCTCAAACCCAAGAGGAACAACCGCCTACCATGAATTCTTAGGATTATCTTCTTTGAATAAAACATCAACCACCGGTAATGAAATCCTTGATTTACTCTTAGAAGAATCAAAACATTCAACCAAACACTAAGAATCAATACCAATTTTTAAGCGATACCGCTATTATATGCCCCCTAGAAACCATGTCAACTAAAAAGAGAGATTATGACCCAACGAAAAGCCCCCAAGAATTATGTAAACAATAGGGACTTCTTTGCTGCCCTAGTCGAATATAAGAAACTTTGTAAAGAAGCTGAAGAGAAAAATGTTGACTTACCTAAGGTTCCTGATTACATTGGTAAGTGTATTATGCAAATCGCGACAAGATATGCGACCAAACCAAAATTTTCTGGTTACTCATATAAAGACGAGATGATCTATGATGCCATCTATTCGGCAATTGCCTATGGTGTAAAGGCGTTCAATCCGGAAAAAACTGAAAATCCGTTCGCGTACTTTACTCAGATTACACATAACGCCTTCATAGGCCGGATCAACAAAGAACAAAAAGAACTCTACACAAAACATAAGCTGGCGGAACGAATGATGTTGACTGACACAAACGTCAGCAGAGGAGATTCATCAGCAGGAAAACTTACAGTCGACACGGAGAATGATTATATGAACAACTTTGTAGAGCGATACGAAACAAAACTCAACAAGGTGAAAGCTTGAAGCTTGCAATAATCTGCGATACTCACTTTGGAATTAGAGGAGATTCCCAGGTCTTTTTTAGCCACCAGAAGAAATTCTTTGAGACTATTTTCTTTCCCAAATTGAAAGAAGAAAACATCACTACATTACTCCATCTTGGTGATCTCTTTGATCGCAGAAAATACATAAACTTTCTCACGCTTCAGCAGTCAAAGTCTTGGTTTCTTGACCCTCTTAAAGAAGCTGGTGTGCAAATGCATATTGTTGTAGGTAACCACGATGTCTTTTACAAGAATACAAACGACATCAATAGCCTAAAACTTCTATTGGCAGAATATGACAACATACAGGTGATTGAAAAGGAACCAGTAGAGTTGACATTTGACAGCCTGGTTGTTATGCTATGTCCTTGGATCACAACCGATAATATTGATCTTTGTTTGGAAAAAATAAAACACACTCGAGCCCCGTATTTGATGGGACATTTTGAATTCTTAGGCTTTGAGATGATGCGAGGCCAACTGTCCACTCACGGATTTGACCGAGCGGAATTCAAGAAATTTGAACAGATCTTTTCTGGTCATTTTCACCACCCATCATCAAGCGATAACATAAGCTATCTTGGCGCGCCATATGAAATGACATGGTCGGATTCCGAAGGCCGCCGCGGATTCCATATCTTGGACACAGAAACTCTTGATTTGGAATTCGTGTCAAACCCATATAGAATGTTCAACAAGATCGAATATAATGATCTAAATATATCAGCAGAGGAATTGGAAAATATTGACCTGACATTTTTAGCAAATTCTTACGTCAAAGTGGTAACAACTTCCGCCACCAATGGTTACCTCTTGGATGTTTTTCTGGACAAACTTCAAGAAATGAACCCCGTTGATGTTAAGGTTATTGTTGACACTCCGGTCGATTTGATTGCAACTTCCGAATCATTCTCTGAAGCTCAGGACACACCCACTCTTCTTAACGCTTATGTTGACTCTTTGAGCACAGAGTACAAATCCGAACTAAATAGTCTTCTTCTTTCTTTGTATCAAGAAGCGCAAAGTATTACATAAGGTAGAAATATGATTCTCTTTAAGAAAGTCCGATGGAGAAATCTACTTTCGTATGGAAATAATTGGACAGAACTTCAGTTAGATGAAGCAAAAGACACATTAATGGTGGGCTCCAACGGGCACGGAAAGTCTGCAGTAGTTGAAGCTATAACGTTCTCTCTTTACGGTCGGCCATTTCGAAATATCAATAAACCTCAGCTAGTCAACAGCACAAACCAGAAAGATCTTTTAACCGAGATAGAATTTGAGGTACACCCTCATTCATATCTAGTGCGGCGGGGGATGAAACCTAATGTCTTTGAAATCTATAAGAATGGAAAGTTGTTAGATCAAGCAGCGTCAATTAAAGATTATCAGACGATGCTTGAAACTCAGATTCTTTCGTTGAGTTATAAGGCATTCACACAGATAGTAATTCTTGGTACGGCTACTCATGTGCCCTTTATGCAGTTGCCATTAGGCCAGCGCCGCGAACTTATAGAAGATCTGTTGGACATTCAAGTATTCACTACAATGAATACACTCCTGAAAGACAAGACACTTCAAGCCAAAAATGATTTGAACGACACAAAGCACAGAATTCGTGCTCTAGGGGAACAGTTAAAGCTTCTTCAGACACATTCGCGGGAGCTGAAAAATCTTAAGCAGTCCCAGATAGATGGACTGAAGACAAAGTTGGCAGAAACCGAAGTTCTTCTTGAAACTATAGATACTACAATCGAGATCATAGATGATTCATTTAGTAAGCTTTCAAACAAACTTCAAGGTAAAGCAACTCTGACAAAAAAATTGTCAACGTATGCAGAATTGAAGCGAGATCTTTCAGTGAAGATCTCAGCTGTAAAGAATGAGATTGACTTTTACGCCGAAAATAACAACTGCCCAACGTGCAAACAAGGAATTGCCCATGATTTTAAGGATCATGTTATTTCTACTAAAGAATCCAAATCCAATGAGCTTTATAAAGCAATTGAAAAATTAGATGGTAATCTTTCTGAACTTCAAGATGAACTCGCTAAATACAATGAATTGGAAACTCAAGCTCAGGAACTAATCTCAAAGCGCAATTCGGCTTTAACCGAGAAAAAACTTCTGGAGACTTCAAAGAAGTCAATTCGTCAAGAACTTGTAAGTCTGGAAAAAGAAATAGTAGATATGGACTTGAGTAAAATCAAAACTGTCCGAACAGAGCTACAGACCGAAACTTCAAAGCATGAAGACCTTCTGAAGAACATAGAAATATTTTCAATCGCTGGGTCTCTTTTGAAAGACGGGGGAATAAAAACTAAAGTGATCCAACAATATGTCCCAGTTATGAATAAGTTGATTAACCAATATCTTACCGCCATGGACTTTTTTGTTGACTTTAGATTGGACGAAACATTCAATGAGAAGATTTTTTCCCGTCATCGTGATGAATTTACATATGCGTCGTTCAGTGAAGGTGAAAAATTGAGACTTGATCTGGCGATCATGTTCACCTGGCGGGCAATTTCCAAACTGCGCAATTCAATTTCGACCAACTTGCTCATTATGGATGAAATACTGGATAGCTCCCTAGATCAACAGGGAACAGATGATTTTCTTAAGATATTAAAAGAGTTGACAACCGATTCCAATGTGTTTATTATAAGTCACAAAGGCGATTCCTTGCATGACAAGTTTGATCGCATCCTTCGTTTTGAGAAGGTAAAAAATTTCAGCCAGATGATTGTTTAGGAGAAAACATGGTAGACGATACCTCTAAAGAATATCAAGATATGATAGGTGTGAAAGAGAAGAGCACAAATACTCTACACGACTTTCTTGGCATTTCAAAAACCCCGGAAACCGAACAAGACGCCCTAGAACAAAACGAAATTTATGAGATAGGAAAAAAGGAATGGGCCGCGGCCGGTATGCCTTCTTTTGTTGCTACTCATGCTGGGCCAGCCAAACAACTTCTAATCAATTTTAGATCGGAAGAAGATATGCTTAAGTTCGCCGAAGTCTTAGGGCAGGTGTTAACGCCTAAGACTCGGTCTGTTTGGTGGCCAGAAAAACTTCGAGATGAAAATGGTCTTAAGCGGTGGATTTCTGAAGACGAGGCAGAATAATGGGATACACCGATCCAAAGTACTATCCGAAATATCCGATTTACATTGTCTCAAAATCTCGATCAGAAACTAGACATACATCAAAGGCTCTGGAGAATTTGGGAGTCCCTTACTATATTGCGGTCGAAGAACATCAATACGATGAGTATTGTGCGGTAATTGATCCCAAGAAAGTTCTTAAGATGCCCTTCTCTAAC